GTCTTTGTGCAACGAAGGAATGGTTTTAATCATTTCTTTGTGTTTTGTTGGTTTAGCCGTTAGGCTCCCGCTTGACAGCGGGGACCGACCAATGGCCGGACAAACCTTTCGCTACAACGTAACCTCCTATCCTACGTATAGGCGACTCATGGACAACGGTACGATAACTCATAGTGGGCTTTTTGAGCCATAATGAGAACCGCACCTCGTCGAACCAAGCACTGTGCTCCCTGTATTGGAAGCGGCAGTACTTGAACCGATATGTGCCATGGTCGCTTTTATCTATCCTACTAAGTTTCATAGGGTAGTGACGTGCGAACCTCTCAATGTCGTGAGACAACTTGAGACCCGCGTCGTCAGGATAGTAACCAGGAACAAGCTTAATTTCTAAGCCGAACTGGTCGAAGAGTGAAAATAGAACACGCCATAGTTCCTTGTCATATACATAACTAAGCCTCCCAAAATACATAATGTATTTTGATAAAAAGGCATTCGCTATTGTATACAACCAGGGCTCGAGCGCAGACATCTTCACACTCCGGGGGGCCTTGATATTATAAGGCCTAACGTCGTATCCTGCAAGGTAATCACCTCCACAGGACTCTCTGAAGCGCATTGGACCATCATAAAAGGATTTCTCCTTATTTACGATGAATCCTATCTCTTCCATCACACGTATATACTCGTGCGCAATGGTTGAGGGTACAATGCAATCATCACCAAAAACCGAACAGCTCTTTAAATCTTCCCATTCTGGGAAGAGTGAGTTGTCACGGTCTAGGGCAGTGATGTGCACCGCAACTGCATAGCTCCAGAAGACGAGCGTCTCCAATGGGAAAGTTGTTGCATTTCCCATTGACGATATCATGGATAAAGGAACGATTTCACCATCTAAGATGGTTGAGTCGCACCGCACCATTAATATCGCTTCCAGCCACTCAGACGGCAATAGCCATCTAAGCAACTCGATCGACACACAATCGCTAGCGGAGGACCAATCTATGGTTGCATATGCACCCGTAATTGATCCCACCTTTGCCAACTCTTGGTGAAGTTCAGGAAGTAACGACACGTCTAAGCCTACTTTGGCCAATCGCTTATACATCATATGCATGATCCCCTGTTGTAAAAACATATTACAGGTGGGTTCCACGCATATAAAGCGGCGGGCTGAGTTAGACTTATCGACAGTTGTAGCGCGTGACGAATCGATCGTTTGGTACCTAGGGGCAATACGCCCAACATTGAGATTTTCAATGGCTTTCGACAATAATTCGTCGTAGGACAGATACCTCTCGAACATTCGTTCAGCACGTGTAGTCACAGACATCGGATAGAGAAATTTCTTCTCAACTGACGTATCCGCGAAGGATACACCAATAGAGGATCCACCAGAGTTTCTACACTCAGTGAACCATTCCTCTTCATCGAAGCTACCCAGCACGAAGCGCACAAGTGCGCGCGCCCTTAAGTGGATTTTCTCACTGTGGGGCGTATCAGACGAGATCCGGCTTCGGGTTGACGTAAGCTCCTGACGGAGCTGCACGTTGACCTTGGCCATATGGCTATTAATGCTTAAAAACTTAGCATATGCCTTCTCGACTAAATCATCTTGCGGGGTGGCGGGCGAACAATACTTCTTTCGAAGTTCGTTTACCTGTCTGTTAAACGCATAAAGCGTCGTGCTGTCATTGAGGCAATACACATGTTGCGCCTCTATGAAGTCACGTTTCAAAGCCTGGTCTAACCTTGTTAGGATTAGATCAGGGTCAAAGAGCTTATTTCGCCTCTTTGGCTTGCGGTATACTTTCATTTTGGTATTCTCCAATTAATGAAAGGTGAACTGGCTACTCCTGAAATAGGAGCAGACCACCTAATGCACTCGAGGCTTCCGCCTCGCATGCTATGTACCCACTTTGGCCGTATATGAAGACATATACGACCATCATAAAGCACACAACAGATAGTGAGAGGAATCTCACGATAGTGATTGCTTCTTCCAAAAATCCGAGTAATCGGAATCGGAAAGGAGCTGGGCACCCAAGACTAACATACTCTCAACTTCGGCTGCAGTGGTCTCATGATCACATGCAACTTCAATTGTTAGCGTGTTAAGAGTCTGATTTCCGTTATCCAGTGCCAAAGGCACGAACACACGGACTTTCGACCTTGCTTGGGTGTAACCATTAGGAGCGGAGGCTTGGATCGCTGGAGACTTCACAGTGAACTCTGCCTTGGTTTCGTCGATAAACTCGGAAGAGTCATCGATAATAACCAAGAGCTGGTTCAAGGTGCTGCCTTTAGTAATCATCCCCGTCGCTGTTCCGCCGGTAGCTGAGACTGTCCCATCAATGTTGATGGAACTGTTTTGAATACCCATAATGGTATCCTCCTGTTGTTTGCTGATCAGCGAAAGTTCTTAAGAACCAATGCAATTAAATCAGCTGTTTTAGTAACGTCATTCACAAGATTCCCCGGAGTTACAGGGGGCACCGTGTCTGACATGGATGGTGTCCAGATATCCCGCTTATAGGTAAAATTACTCCTCTTCGCGGTCTCTCCGGACACACTAGCAGTCCAGCCGTCTGCATCTTGCCCATTATGCCTCCACGTTGTGGAGAGATCATCATGGGTTACGGTGGAGGCGGCAAGGATCTCAAGCTTAGGATTAGCTAATACGGTTAAGCCGCGGATTGCGGCCGAAACGTTGACTAGCCGGTCTACCATAAAACTGTACGGCACAACTTGCCATGCAGTCTCAGGTAGGTCTTGAGTCCTAAGGCCAAAGGTGTAACGCCAATCTTTTACCGGGTTGTCAATCTGGTAAAGGATTGAAGAACGATATCTTACGTTGCGCGTCGTTTTGACATCAAAGTCAAAGGTCGTCGTGCCGTTAGAGTGGGTCATGGTCCTCGTTTCCGAGGCACTAACCTGCCCTCCCGATTTGCCCCGTGCAGTTAACCGCACGGGACGATCATCGACGTAAGATATTGACCGAAATGCATCATGTACAGAACGTACTAGAGGCATCGCGGCGAACCTATACTCTAGCCAAACATCGGCTACAGCAAGGGCTCGTCTTTCAGCCCATTCGGCTTTCGAGTAACGTGCTTTCTGCTTCTTCTTGCGAAGGAGCTGCGACACGTCACCTTTGAAGCCGCGGCTGAGGTTGCGTAATGAACCTAGTGGATCCCGGATGAACCTGATGGTTTGTCCGATCTCTGCTAAGTCTTCACCAAAGGCGAAAGGTGTACGATCTACGTTCGAAAGAGCGTAGAACTGTGCCTCACTGGCCGACCCTTCGATAGGGTCGAGTGAAGCGTACAGAGCATTAGACTGACGATATCTCGTGAGAGACCCCGTCAGCCTATAACCAGGACTTCCGTCTTCTGGATCATAAGATCCAGTTCCGGAGCCCACGGTCGTATGCTCTTCCTTTCCATAACTACACGGATTGTTGATGATTGCTCCCCGTGCTATCAATTGTTGATAGCCTGGGGTCACAATGTCATCCATCGTTGCCTCGCCTGATTGCTCGAACACACCACTAATAGTGGTGTTAATCGAGCCAGTTGCATTGACTACTCCTTCCCGATAAGGGAGAGTGAGCGTAGAACGCGTGCGTGCTACCATAGAAATAACCTCCAATTGTGTAGATGATCCTG